TATTTTGTCGAAGTGTATGATCCAGCAAATAATGTCATCGGTTCATACCGATTTGTTCCAGCAATAACAACTGGTTATGCTGTTGTTGATTTGACACGAATACTGAAGAACTTTGTTTCATTTGATGACACAACTGTTGGTATTCAAAAAGTTCCAAATAGTTGGTTTGGTTATTACGTCAAAGTGTACGATGAATTTTCTGTTCCGTATGTTTATGATGACTATGTGAATGTATCTGGTGATTTGACATCATTGCAAGCAACAACAAATGTTCATTCATTTATTGTTGGTGATCAAGTGACCGTTGCACAAAATGATGGCGGTGCTTTGAAGCCGATGCTTCAGGGAGTTCATTCAGTTATATTTCCGACTGTTGCTGGAACAAGTGACTTGTATATTGATGTTCCATTTTCAACTGTTGGAACAGGTGCGGTGATGGGTGGCGGTGTTATCTATTCGGACAATCGCAAAACAATTTCAGCTGTTGGATTTGAATCTGACTTGTATTATGTTTTCAATGGTGCTGTTCCGTTTGTTGATTTCATTGGATGGGATGCAAAAGACTATCAACTGTTAACAGCAAGTTCAACACGCAAATTTTTGTCATCAATACCTTCAGAATTTTATGTGACACCAACGCAAGATGTTCGATTGAATTTTGCCAATTGGTTTATTGCTGGCCGTTCATTATACTTTGAAAATGATGGCGGTGACTTATTAGAATTATCAACTGCAACGGTTATGTCTGGCGAAGCTGTTATTTCTGCAAGTGTTGGACCATTGACAACAATGACTTCAATCATTTCTGGAACAACACCATTGGTAAAAGCAAACACAATTTATTATGATGTTTGGGTTGTAAAAGCACCAACGCAATATTCCGAAAAGGTAAGATTCTACATTGATAACAGATGCACAATCCAACCTTTTGAAATCAGCTTCATGGACAGAATGGGTTCATTTGGTTCATTTGCTTTTCAGCTTCGTGACACGGTGACAAACAACAATCAAAAATCGACATTCAAAAAATTGGCTGGTGGCCTTGGAGTTGATGCGACAAATTCGCCAGCTTACACATACAATTCAAAAGCAACTGGTGAACAAGTTTATAATGTCAATTTTGATAAGGTGCAACAGCTGACAACTAACTGGATGGATGATGCAAGTTCATTGTATTTTCAAGAATTGATTAGCAGTCCAGTGACATATTTGAAAACTGAAGATGGGACTTATGTGGCAGTAATTGTGACCGATTCATCAAGCGTTGAACAAAGACAGATTGATAAGCGACTGATAAAATATACAGTGAATGTAAGATTTGCAAATTCTGACAACATAAACATCTAATGGAAAATTCAACACAAATTCAGTTCATTCAAACATACGGACAAGACGGTCCGATTGGAATTATTGACGTTGATACGGCTGTTCAATTTCCTATCAACTTTGCAGTTGGTGACATTAAAGATCCGTTTGCAAAGAAGGGTGTGAAGTCTTATAAGTTTTCTATTGTTGGAAGCAAAGAAACGAATCAACTGTTGAATCATTATTATGACATCAACATTGTTGACGGAACTTACAACAACAATCTAAAGCAAAAGGTGGCTATACTTCGGAACGGTGTTATCATCTTGGATAACGCTTATATGCAACTATTGAGCATCAAGAAACAAACACACGATGTTTATAGTGATCAACAGATCATTTATGACATTGAGGTAGGTGATGATGTGACTTCATTCTTTACAAAAATTACAAACAAATATCTTGATGAATTGGATTTCCAAGATATGACACACACATACGAAGCGGCTGAAGTGATTGCTTCGTTTCCAAATTCAGCAATACGGGACAATGTTCTTTTGACTGGCGGCTACAAATATGTTTTGGCTTGGACACCATTGGCAAAGTATCAACTTGAAGAATGTCGACCAGCAATTTCAGTCTATGAATATTGGAATCGCATTCATCAAAATGCTGGCTATCAATGGGAGTGGAAAAACTTTGATAGTGACCAAATTAGAATGGACAAACTTTGGATTCCATACAACGGTGACAGTCCGAAATTGTCAAATCAAAATTTGAGTCTTGTTGCTGCAACAAATTCAACACCGTTTTTATTAACCGGACCAAGCCCGTTCCCATCTATATCAAAGACCGTTTTTGTTATGGATGTTGAGGTTCAAGATTTATCTGGCTTATATGATCCTGTTACTGGAATCTATACATCAAATATTTATACAGGTGCATCGGCTTTGGATTTTACATTTGAGGTTGAATATGAATTGCAACTGGATAATCCATCAGCAGGGACAGCTTATTTAACAACACCATCAGGCTTACCAACATCAGTTGAATCTTGGGAATTTCAAGGTGTATGTGATTTAAAAATTCCGGCAACTGGTTCAGCAAATGCAAGGTGGATGAACGAAACAATTGAAACAAGTTTATCGACACCTTACACGCTTCCCGTTGGATTAACAACCATCGCAACGGGAACAACACAAACAGCAACCGTTCCTTTTACGGGGTTAACATTTGGAATTAATATTCAAACAAGGATTGGCTTAGAATTAAATACATCAGCATCAGTATTAACATTTAGAGATGCAGCAAGTGGTGGTACTTTGTCGGGTGTTACTTCACAGATAAACATAACATCAATAAAGATGATTATTGTTCCCCGTGTTGATGCTTACGGATATAACACGCAAGTGTTGATGAATGACTTTGTGCCAAGAAAAATCAAGCAATCTGATTTCATCAAGTCAATTGTAAATATGTACAACCTTGTTATTGTTCCAGATCCGACAAATGACAGAAGAATAATTTATAAAACAAGAGATGACTATTATGATGAAGGAACGGAAAAGGATTGGACTGATAAAATAGCAACGGACAAAGGTTCAGATATTTCATTCATAAGCAATACCAACGCAAAGAAAATAACACTTTCATACAAGCCAGACACGGACGTTGTGAACAAAGATTATTTGGCTGAAACTAAAGAAGTTTATGGTCAGCAAGAATATGTTTTGCAAAATGAAAACATTAAGGGCCTTGAAATGAAAGAAATCATTTTTAGTCCAACACCGATTGACAACACATCATTCGGAACATATGCCCCTATGTGGTCTGGTCAGCTTCCAAAATGCAACATTCGAATCTTGATTGATGGCGGTGAACAACCAACGGGTTTGGGTGGTGCAATGACTTATGACATTATTGACTACACTGTTGGAACGGTTGAAACGGGAATCTTTGGCATTGATACCTATCCAATGCTCACGCATCAAGACAATCCAAACACACCGCTGTTTGATATTAACTTTGGATTGTGTGATAAGTATTATCACGATTTCACATCGGTAACAAATAACAATCTTTATTCAATGTTTTGGCGTAGGACCATTGGTCAAGTTGACAATGGCAAACTGTTCACAGCTTATTTTTATTTGAATGAATATGACATTTCAATACTGAAATTGAGTGACAAAATCTTTGTGAAAGATACTTGGTACAATATAAATTCATTGCAATACGATCCCAATTCTTTTGGACCAACAAAGGTTGTTTTGATGACCATTGATGATGAACTTGCGATTGACATAATTAAGCCACGACCGGGTTTTCCATTGTTGGGAACTTTGACACTGGCAACATTATCAGAACAGATTTACAGCGGTTTAAATTGGAACTATGCTGACAGTTCTGTTGTGATCCAAGGAACAGGGAATGTTGTAACTGGTGACATTAAAAACGTGCTTGTTGTTGGGAACAACAGAATAGTTGGCGAATCAAACACTGTTTATTCTGAAAATGTTGTGGCTGACAATATTACTTTGAACGGTAAGGATTTACAAGAAGTATTCAATGACGTATTAATTGATGCAACAATAACTGTTCCGAGTGCGGATGTGTTAACATTATTTACAACACCATACCTTTTAATTGATTCGCCCGGTGCTGGTTATTTCATTCAAGTTTTGACAGCTTCGTGCAAAGTAGATTTTAATACAACAGCTTACACGGTTAACACTTCATTAAACATTTACACCGATACTGCAACAAGGGTTCAGCATTCATTGAACAATGCTTTGAATGCTTCATTGAGCAGAATCGGTGCATCGGCACAGCAAGGGATAAATGGACCAGCAGATACGCAGTTGATTTCAGATAAGGGAGTTTATTTGAAAGCACCACTTGTCAATCCGTTAACGGGGGATAGTGATATAGTTATTTATCTAAGTTATAAAATCATTCAAGAGTAAATTATAATATATAACAATGGCTGAAGAAACAGATGACATAAGTATAAAAGTTGCGATTGATACGGCAGATGCTGACAAAAGCATTAAGGAAATAAAGCAATCACTTAAGGACCTTAAAAACGTCAAAGCTGGTGACAAGCTTTTTGATGACGCACAGAAAGCAGCTGTAAAATACAAAGAGAAACTTGATGACATCAAAGATGCTGCTGGTGCAGCTGCTGGTTCTGGTGTTGAAAAGTTGACCAGTTCAATGAACTTGTTGAAGGATGGATTTATGAATGCCGATCCGGGAAAGTTAAGCATTGCAATGAAAGGATTGGGTGCTGCAATGAAAGCTGTTCCTATCTTTTTGGTTATTGAGGGAATAAAATATTTGATTGAAAATTTTGAAAAGCTTTCAAGTGGTGGCGGAGTGCTTGGAAAAGTATTCACATTTATTGGCGAAGTTATAAGTGCAACAATTCAATATTTTAAGGATTTGTCTGATCAGTTGGGCCTTAGTAGTTTTGCCGCTGAAGATAATGCAGAAAGGACAATTGCAGCGGCAAAGGCAACTGAAGCGGCAGTGACAGGCAAGTATGATGCTGAAATAAAAATGGCAAAGGCAGCTGGAAAAGAAACAATTGATATTGAAATCAAGAAGCAAGAAGTTGTCATTGAATCATTACGGCTTCAACAAAAGGCAATTGAAGCTTTAGCATTAGCAAGTGGTGGAAAGGGAACAACAGCAAAACAACGTGAAGAATGGTCCAAGCTTGGCGATCTTGTCAGAGATGCAATGTTTGAAATTAATATAATTAAAACAACAGCTGAAACAAAGGCAACTGCAGACGCAAAGAAATTTGGCGAAGAAAGAGTAAAAATTGCAGAAGATAATGCAAAGAAATTAAGGGATTTGGAAACTGCCAATATTGATGAAATGTATTTGCAAAAAAGAACGCAGATATTGAACCAATATGCTGATGAAGCTACAAAATATAAAGGTCAAACAGCAATACTTGTTCAGTTAGCTATCCAAAGAGATAAGCAAATCAAGGCATTAAATGAACAGAAATACGCTGATCAAGAAGCTGGCCTTAAAACATTCACAATGAAAAGTGGTGCAATTGAACAAAAAGGAATTGATGCAAGCAATGCTAAACAAGTTGAAGCTACAAAAGCGTATGGTTTAAGTTTAACAGCAAAAGAGCAACTTCAAGCATTAAGCAATAAGAAAATTATTGAAGGAATAAATTCACTTCTTCAGTCAACGCAAACATTGTTGACAGCTATTGGTGACTACAATCAATCAAAGGCAAATGAATCTGTAAAAGTAAACGAACAAGCATTGCAAACGCAATTGAGTGCTTTAGATGTGGCTCGTGACCAAGAACTTGCAAAGGAAGGATTGACAGCTGACCAAAAGATTGCAATTGAAAACAAATACAAACTTCAAAAATACGCACTTGAACTTCAGGAGTATAATGCAAGCACAGCAATAAAGAAAAAAGCATTCGAGCAAGACAAGAAAATGAAGATTGCACAGGCAATCATTTCAACAATCACGGGTGCAATTTCAGCTATTACTGGAATGATTCAAGCAATACCGGGACCAGTCGGAATCATTTTAGGTGTTGTTGCTGGTTTGGCTGTTACGGCTGCTGGAGTGTTGCAGGTTGCGAAAATTCAGAATACAACATTTGATGCTGGAACACCACCTTCGCCACCAACTTTGACAATGCCATCAGCATCATCAGTTGCAGACAGTTCAGCATCGGCAACACCAAGCTTTGACTTGTTTAAGAAAGACACGAATCAAAACGGTGCAAACAATAACGCATCAAGTGGAACTTCAAATCAGCCAACGGTTGTGAAAGCTTACGTTGTGTCCCAAGAAATAACCGACCAACAGACGGCAAATAATTATTCAACTTCGATGGGTTCATTATAATATATAAAAGATGATAAACATTTCATACATAAGATTGCTAAATGCGTTTGAATCTTTTTCAAATGCACACCTTCAAATAAAAAGATTTGCGAGTGATTTCCCTGAACAAGTCCCGAATTTTGGAACGGAAAAAGAAAACTATCCTATCCTTTTTGTGTCACCAAACAACACAATATTTGATGAAAATGCAAATCAGTTTACTGTTGATGTTTATTGTTTTGACATAATCGAAAAGGATCGTATCAACATCAACACAATTCTGTCAGATACAAACACGATTCTGAATGATGTTTATAGGTGGTTTAAGGATGGCGAAATCTTCGGCATTGATGTAATTACTGACACGCCAACTTGTACACCATTGAACAACGGATTGTTGGACTACACAGCTGGCTGGCAAATGTCAATCACTTTTGTTGTTGACACTTATGGCATCTGTGAAATACCATTCAACGAATCACCAGTTGTGATCACTGAAGTTTGTGATATTGTTTATTCTCAATATCTGACTTGTGAAACACTTGCAGATTGTCCAACAATTATTGACATACAAGCATTGCTTCCAACGCAAGACCAAAAGGATGCAATGGACAATGCGAACGGACCAGATGCAACAAATCCATTTGCAACAATGGCTGACGTTGGTGGCGGTGGTGGTTCGTTAACACTTGCACAAGTATTGGCGAATGGAAACATTGTCAACAATTACGCAATACAAGATGCGACTGGAAATTCATCATTGATTTTGGTAAGCAACAGCAACGCATTATATTATGTGGATGCAACAACATCGAATGAATTATCTTTGAATCCAACTTTAAATTCTTTTAGGTTTTTTGATGGAACAAAGTTAGCTTATATAACTGAAGATGCAGTGATGACGGAAATTTCTCACACTGATTTGATCAACTTAACTGCAACCAGTGTAACAAAAAATGGTGTTGAGATTGCAACAATAAATGATTTACCAGCTGCACAGATTCAGTCAGATTGGAATCAAGCAAATAACGCTTTATTAGATTTCATTAAAAACAAACCGACCATTCCGGCCGCACAGGTTAACAGTGATTGGAATGCTGTCAGTGGTGTTGAAGAAATTCTGAACAAACCAACAATTCCAGCTGCACAGGTCAATTCAGACTGGAACGCTGTTGGTGGTGTGGCTGAAATTTTAAACAAGCCAACCATACCAACAAAAACATCTGATTTAACAAATGATGGGGATGATGGAAATCCATTTATTTCGTTGAATGATTTACCTTCAAATCTTATTTTATACGCTACAAATGTAGCAAGTGACATTCCTACTTATGTTAAGTTAGTAAGTAGCATTACAGACCCGAGTTATAACACAATAGCTGTTAATGTATCAACGGGTGCAATAACGACTACAAATCAATTTATTTCAGCATTAATAACTTTGCCAAATTTAATAGTTGGGAATCCGGGTGTTTTAAATATAACAACAATCGGAAACATAAGAAGGACAGCCGGAACGGGGAATGCTGAATTTTACTTTGAAGTTTACAAACGTACAAGCGGAGGTGTTGAAACTTTAATTACTACATCGGGAAATACTATCCCCGTTATCAATACGGGGTATGCTGAATTTTCAGCAACTGCATTATGGAATGATGGTATATTTTTAGCAACTGATAGAATTGTTTTAAAGTTTTACGGAAGTAGAATAACAGGTGGCTCTAATCCTACATATGATTTTCAATTCGGAGGTAGTACACCAGTAAGGTCTTTAGTTCCGATTCCATTAACTGTAACACCTTTTATTACATTAGATGAAATTGCAGATGTAACAATAACAACACCTGCAAACAATGACTTATTAGCATACGAAAGTTCAACAAGTCTTTGGAAAAATAAGAGTGCAAGTGCGTTAGGACTATCTGAAAAAAGTATTTTATTGTTTTCGTCTGCTTTAAATCCAGCGGATTCATCAGACTATTATTTTTCTATTGGATATATTGCTGCAACAACATCGCCAAATCAAAAAAGATTTAGGTTTGAAGCGGGTTCAACAACAGCAATAAAACTTGCTTTGCAAATGACAAATACAGGTGCTGCTTCAAGTGAATTAGTTACTTTAAATTTAAGAAATCAAACAACTTTAACCGATTATCTTATTGGAACATTTGATATGTCTTTAGTTGTTGCAAATACAAATTATCTTTTTGAGTTTAATTTTTCACAAACAATTAATACAACAGACCAATGGATAATAAAAATGACAACACCTGCTTGGGTAACAAATCCAACTGCAACAATTATGCAATTTAAACTTTATTATAAATAATGTCAAACATATACACATACAAAAAACAAGGTGACGGACGTGATTCTTGGACTTGCGAGGAGCCAAATGGAAACAAATATATGGTGTACGAAGACCCGACAAAAGTTGAAACGCTTGAAGAAAAAGCCATTCGATTGTCGAGTGAATTAAATGAAATTATAAACCAACTAAAAAAATAACCTCTCCGTTATGAATAAAATATTAGATTATTTTGATGTACCAGTATTACATTGTGTCGCTATTGCAATAACATTTACAGACATTGAAACAGCTTTAAAATTTGTATCTTTGCTGTTGGCTATTGGATACACTATTTGGAAATGGATTTCAGAATACAAACATAAAAACAAATAAAATGAAACATTCAAAACAATTTGCGTTGTCTATTAAGGACATAATTAAGGGCTTTATTACTTCGTTTTTAACGGTTGTTATTACGATGTTAATCACAGTCCTAAATACTGGAATCTTTCCAACAACATTAGAACAATGGAAGCCAATTCTTTTAGCTGGACTGACGGCTTGCTTGGCTTATCTTTTGAAAAATTGGTTGACAAATTCAGACAATAAATTTTTGATAAAAGAATGAAGGTATCTGATTACGTCTGGACACAAAAGTATATGCATCAGTATGGAAATGCTGTTGTTGTGGCCATTAAGAAACGGATTCGACAAGACAACTTGATTGACACTGGTGACTTGTTAAATTCGATTAATTACGATTTGAAAATGACTGCAAACAGTTTTCAAGTTATTTTTAAAATGGGTGATGGCAATTTCAAATATGGTTCTGGCTTACCTTCCGAGTATGGAGTGTATCAAGATCAAGGAACAATTTACATTGAACCGCATTACTTTTTTACTGCTCCTATTCCGGGGTTAACGAAAAAAGTATTTTCACAGAAACTAAAATTGGCAATGAAAAAAGATATTGCTAAATTTATGAAAAATCAACTAAAAGGAAAATGAATCCATTCGCATCAATAGGAAAATACCTTGTCAAGCAAAAAGAAGATAAAGCACTTGCTTTTCTTTGCAGTGATAAAATAGGACAAAAAGTGTCCAAAGATGACATTGAAATCATCGACAAAAATCACTATGCTTCAATTGATCCAAACAAATCTTTCTACTATTATGACGGTCCGCTTGATGACAAAACAAGGGACTTTTGTGCAACCTTATTGCTTCAGGGGAAATTCTATTCACAAAAAGAAATTGACTATCTATCAAGCCGTTTGGGGTACAACGTGGACTTGTATATGGGTTCATACAACTGCCGCCATCAATGGAAGCGTGCAAGAATAAAAGGGAAAATTCAAGACGGAACACTTGATGAAAATTTGATTGCAACAAATTCAGATGCAAACAAAGCCATCAAAGAACAGCCAGCAAATTTAAGGGGTTAGTCGGGACTTTATTCTATTTTGGTTTCCAAGTTTTGACAACCTCATTTTCTCTCTTGTTTGTTCGCTTATCGGTTTTCTAAGTTTTGCCTTTGCACTTAATTTCGCTTTGGTTTCTTCTGAATGAGGTTTGTGTATTCTTTTTAAAAGAGAAGGTTTAGGTTTCCATCCCTCTGGATGATTATCTTGAGCTCGTCTTCTTGCTTCCGGCCAAGGCTTCCCTTTTAAAGTTGTTCCTCCACTTACTGCTTTTAAGCTAACATTATACCAAGGAGTTAATAAGTCAATCCAGTATTGTTCTTTAATCATCATTGCATCTTCAGAACACAACTCAACTATTGAATATACAAAAGCATCAACTCCATACTTATTAAAACCATTTTGTAATTTTTTTGAGTGGTGGGTTTGTAGCCTTAAAGAACTTTTGTGTTGCACCCATCTACGATTAATGTCTTTTGCAGAACCAATGTAAATTTTATTATTTACAATATTCTTAATTAAATAAATTCCTGATTCCATACTATATATTATAATAATTCAATCAGTTTTCTATGTTAATCAAGTTTTAAATCACGCATCATTGAAAGTTGATTGAACACGAAGATCAGTTTCAATTCAGTCACTTGGTCAAATGTGAGTGAATGCGATTGTGCGAAGTAATGAATGATTCGTTCCCAATTCCATTTGATCACAGCTTTTTCTTTTCTGACAGCTTCAAAATCTTCAGCAGTCAATGGTTCTGGTGCTTCTTCTTCTTCCTGTTCCGTAATCGGTTCTTCAAATAAATTTTCAAAGCCATCAATGAATTTCTTTTTAAATGTCAAATATGCCTGAATGATTCCAAACACTTCAGTGATTTTGACATCCATAAATTCATTGGCCCGTTCAGCTTCATTGTATGTTCTTGGCTCAATTACATTGTGATTCCAATCATTCAGTCGGTTTTGCCTGTAAAGGATAGCACAGATTTCTGGAAGCTTCAGCAGATAATTGACATTAAATAAATGTTCCAAGTCGATAAATTCACCCAGCGTGATTGTGTTCAATTCTTTGAAGTGATACGATAACACATTGCGTGAAAAATTTAAAGAAGGTTGAACCTTCAGCCAATCCATTTGTTCAAACAGTTCTTGCAGTTTGTCCGTATCGACATCATTCCAAAGGTCATCTTCAATGGATGTGTTTGTAAGAATAAAAAGCTGGTCCATTTTGAAAGACAACAAAGAATGAAAGTCATCTTCTTCGACACTTTTCAATTGAATGAACTGATCAAGTGTAATTTCGTTCCAGCTATTTAGTAAGATCATTTCCCTTCAGTTTGGTCACAATGTCCTTCAAAATCAAATTCACATACGGCAGAATCACATCGGCTGTGACCTTTGCCCGGAACAGTTCCGCTTTGCTTTTGATATGCGAATCATCGTAATGGACCATTCTGTCCAGTGCTAAATTTTTGTAGATGACAGCCAGCATTTCGCCCATATATTTTTGATTGTCTTGCTTGATGTATTTTTCAATCTTTGCCAGATCACGGACTGAAAGCTTAAATTCGGGACCAGTGTAAGCGGTGTAAATTATGCCATCAACTTCAATGGTTGATTTAAAAACAGTACATTCCCAATCTTCATCTGTGAATGTTTTTGTAAGGTCAATAAATTCATTGGGAGTGATAATGTCAATTTCTTCATCAGTCAAACCAAGAACAGCAAAGACACGAAGATAACGGTCAAAAATATCTTCATCATCACCATTTAGAATGACACAAAGCTGCTCAAATTCAGCCACAGTGATTTCATTGATGGCATTGTTCATTGTTCTTTTGTTTCCAGAGATTTCAATTTGTATCATTTTTTAAAAAGTTTAAAGGGTTTGTTATAATATATAAGTAATGAATTTACCAAAGTATAAAATTACGATTGATGAAGCTTACGGTGATGGCGAAGATTTGGGTATTTCTCAAATTGCTTTCACCGCTACACCAGCAATAAAGGTCAAAGGTATGGCTTTTTCTTCAAACGAAAAAAGATATTTTACCGATGACATCAAAATGCGTATTGCTGCACCGGCTTTGATTCCGATGGAAATTTACCGTTGTGATGAAGATGGCGAATATTTTGCTGAATTTACGGAAGCGGAAATTGAAAGATTGGTTTCAAAGTTTATGGCAAACCTTACAAACAGCGGTAAATTCAACATTGAACACAACGAAAATGATGTTGTTCCAGCTTACATTTTGGAAGCTTGGATTGTGAATGATCCTGCCAGAGATAGAGCAAAAACAGAATTTAATATTGATACAAAAAAAGGGACTTGGATGGTTGTTAGTCAAGTAACAGATGTAAATTACTACAATCAGCTTGTTGCCAATGTTCAAGTTGGATATAGTATTGAAGGATTCCTTGGTTTAAAATTATCAGAACAAATAAACAAACATAAAAATAAATATACAATGGAAGGAAAACCAACGTCACTACCTGAAGGAACAAAGTTCGAGGTTGATGGCATTAAATACATCGTAAAGGATGGTAAAGTAATGACTGAAGCTTTGGAAGAAGCGGTTGTTGCAGACACAACAGAAGCACAAATGACACTTCCATTGGAAGAAGTTCCAGCTGAAGAAGCAGAAGTTGCTGAAGAAATGGCTGTTGAACCAGTTGTTGAACCAGTTGCAGTTGTTGAACCAGTTGTTGCAACACCAACAGCAATGCCAACAGAAGCGGAAATTCTTGCAATCATTCAGCCGAAGCTTGATGAAATTTACAAGATGATCGCAGACTTGAAAGCGGAAGAAGTTTCTGAAGAAATAGTTGTTCCTGTTGATATGACTAAAACAAAGATGTCTATTCACGATCGGTTTTCGCAAGTGATGAAGATTTCAAAAGAAAATTAAAAAAACTTTAATTAAATTATAATATATTAATAACGAAATAAACAAAACAAAAAATGGCAAGAAAATTAAAATTCGACATTACAATTGATGCAAACGCATTGTTATGTCCAAACCCAAATGAATTTTACAGCAAAGCATATATCAGCGAGGATATCGTTGGAAATTACAGAACGCTTGCTGGAATAAAATATAAAACAAAAATTGCAAACGTATTGTTTGACAGTTTATTGAAGTCATCAATTTGTACTTGGTCAGCAACAGATTCAACGCTTGATGCGATTGATATTGATGTTTGTCCGTTGTCAGCAATGGCTCAAATTTGTCGTTTCGACATTGAACAATCATTTGTTTCAGCTTGGATGGCAAAAGGTGCTTCTGCTCCGTTTGATGTGAACGCTTTTATGTCTTACTATTGGGACGAAATGAGCAAACAAATTGGTGCTGAAATCGAATCAATTCGTTGGCAAGGTGACACCGCTGGTTCAACAAGCACTTATTTAGATGAGTGCAACGGGTACGAAGTTCAACTTTGTGCTGATCCAGCAGTTGTTCAAATTACAGCAGCTTCAGTTGATGCTACAAATGTTATTGCACAAATGAATTTAGTTTATTCTGCATTGACACCAGCATTGCAAGGAAAAAGAAATGACTTACGTTTTTACGTTAGTTCAAATGTTTTCGCTGCATTTTTACAAGCAACATATAACTATTCAAACGCAAACATCCCTTCAATTGAAGGCGGTCTTGTTGCGACTTGGTTAGGTATCAAAATTGTTTGTGCTGAAGGTGCTTCAAACAACACAATGGTATTGACAAGCAAAAACAATTTGATCTATGCTTTTGATGGTGACAATGATTCCAAAGTGTTGAAATCTGTGAACTTAGAAGATACAGTTGCAGAACCAATTTTGAGAACACGAGTTGACTTGAAAATGGGATTCTTTTATACAAATCCTTCTGAAATAGTTTTCTATTCTGCTGGTCCTTGTTCATAATACAATAGAACAACAACAATTTTAAAGGGGCGAGTGAACAGCTCGCCCTTTTTTTTAAACAATATAAAAACAAAAACAAATGGCTTGTAACGAATTAGAAACAATTATCAAAAGCTGTGATAATAATAACGGTGGTATTTATACGGCCTACATTGGCGATATGGATGACATTGCAACAATCACAGAAAACCCAGCAACGTGGTCAATCACAACAATGACATTGGCTGCATTAACGCCAGCTTTGTCTTTTCACTTTAAACGTAATACTTCAAACTATACTGATGAAGTTGCTTCTGATTTAATTGCTGGAAGTTCTTTTGCTACATCAACAATCAACTTGGTTTTTCATCGCAGAGATGCTGACAAATCCAAAGCAATCAAAATACTTGGCGAAGGTCAGCGTTATTTGTACGTTGTTGTAGGTGATGCAAACGGTTTATTCTGGTACTTCCCATATATGCAATTGACAACAAACGCTGGTGGTTCAGGAACTGGTCGTGCAGACGGTTCAAATTATAACGTGACGCTTATTGGTCAGAATGAATTTACAGCAAAAACAATGAGTTCAATTTTAGCTGCTTCTTTATTAGTTGCCACTTCATAAGTTTAATGGGTTTAAACTTTAAAGGCCATACCATTTTGGTGTGGCTTTTTTAATTAATAGAAAGATGATTTACATCATACGAAATACAACCAATCAAGTTGTTTTGACATTGACCGAAAGCGTGACAATACCAAATCCGTTTTTTATTTTTTCATTTCAGCCATTAGCGACATTGAATGAATACCAACCATTGATTTTTTTCACTACCTTAGACGTATCAAATTATTGCAACAGATACAACTTGTTTGAAATTGTTGAAGATGACAACGGATCAACAAATGGTGGGAATGACATTCCGCTATATTTGAAACCCGGGCAATATCAATACAAAGTTTATCAGTCAACAACGGATTCATTGAATCCAAACACGTTTGGTTCATTGCTTGAAGAAGGAAAAATGGTTGTCGGTGATTTAACGCAACCAGATCAAGACACAGGTGTCACAGAAATATACAGATAAAAAAAATGAAAATATTCGGAAAAACATTATTTGAAAAACAAACACCGACAACTGAAGTTGTCAATCTGAATGATGGCAAAATGTCGTTTTCAACGCCATTCTTTAAAATTGGGAAGGGTGATCTTGGCAAACCATTCATTAGCAGTTGGTACACGATCAGCGGAATAGTTCAATTTGGAAGCGAAAACTTATATCCACAAATCCTTGATCAAATGTACTACACCAGTCCGATGCATTCGGGGTGTCTTGAATTTATTTCAAGGGCAGCAATCGGTGGCGGTTTTGAATACACAATCCCACCAGTAACAGGTGTGGAAAAAGTTGATTTGTACACATTTGAAAAGAAAAACAAATGGAAGAAAATTTTCCGTTATTTGCCAATTGACTTCTTGATTCATAAGCGTGTTTGTTTTCTAATCAGAAAAGATGTGAATGGCAAATTCGTATCAATGACAAAACTGAATCCAGCAACAATAAGAAACAACCAGACAGTTGATAAATTTATTTATTGCAATGACTGGTCAAGAAGAACGGGTTTGATTGAATACAATAAATATACACCAAACGGCAAAGATTTGGAATCACTATGGGTGTACCAAGCTGAAACGGTTGGCCAAGATACTTATCCACTACCTTCGTATATATCGGTTTTGAATGATGTTTTTCTTGATGGCGAAATTTCATATTTGCAAAAAAGCAACATTCAAAATTCAATCTGGCCTTCGTTATCAATTCGGGTTCCAAAGATGTTTGAATCAGATGCTGAAAGGGAAGCGTTCAAACAAGGATTGATTGACAATTCTGGTGCTTCAGGTGCTGGCAAAATTATCATAATGCAAGGCCAAGGATTCGACAACACACCAGAAGTGACATCAATTCCAACAAATCAAAATGACAAACTTTTTGATTCAACCATTGAAAACATCTTGAACAAAATCTGTTTTGCTCACGGAATCAATCCGTCAATTATGGGAATCAAAGTTGCTGGCGGAATGGGAAATTCTGAAGAGTTACAAATGTCTTATTCTATTTTTGAAAAAAATGTGATTATGCCATTGCGTGATGAACTCACTGACATATACGATGAACTTCTTGATATTGCTGGCGTGAAAAATTCAATACAAATCAATGACTTCCAAATCATTGAAAAGTCAATTATTCCGGGTCAAGAAAAAGCAATGCAAGAAGAACAAGAATTGAGTGCTGAAACACCTGAAGAAGAACAGTTGATGACAAACGCAGCAATCACAAATATGACGGGCCGCCATCAACAACAGCTGTTGCGAATCATTCGCCAATATGGTCAGGGCAAAATAAATAAGCAACAAGCTTCTGTTTTATTACGGACGGGCTTGGGATTGAAAGAAGAAGATATTAATTTAATGCTCCAATAAGATGGCAAATGATAAGGTTTTATATTTTCATATCAATCCATTAAGGAATGAAATATTTTATGTTGGTATTGGTAGTAAAGCAAGAGCTTATAGCAAGGATAGCAGAAATAGATTTTGGAAATTTTTAGTTTCTAAATACGGATTTATTGTAAATATAGTTGCTGAAAATCTTAGCATAGAACAAGCAAAACAATTAGAAATAAACTACATTAAAAAAATCGGCAGAAGAAATTTAAACAAGGGAACTCTTGTCAATTTAGCTGATGGTGGGGAAGGCAGAAATGGAGCAAAAGATAGCGATGAATCAAAACAAAAAAAGAGTGACTATTGGTTTAAACATTATGCAGAACCAAAGAATAGAGAGCGACTAAAAGGAAGGGTTTATTCAAAAGAAGTAAATCTAAAAAAAGGGAAAATTGGAGGGGATAATAATACAGCAAGAAAAATTACTTATAAAGGAACTGAATATAGTTGTGTTAAATCTTTGTGGAGAGAGCAATTTAAAGAGGTTATGAGTTATTCAAACTTTGTTTTATCAACAAGGAAAAATAAAATAAATTTAATATAATATAATATAATGGCAACAACGGTCTACTTCATTACAGAAAACTATTTGAAAGTGAACACACCAATCACTGCAAATGTGAACATCACAGAGGTGCTTCCATTGGTAAAAGGTGCTGCCGATATGTGGACACAATCGACATTGGGAACATATTTTTACAATGATTTGCTTGTAAAATACAACGCACAGACATTGAATCCAGACGAAGAAACACTTGTTGCATTAATGCAGCCATCCATTGCTTGGAGGGCAGCAGCCGATGCTGTGATTGAATTATCTTTTCAATTAAAAAACAAGGGAATCCAAACGCAATCTGGTGACAATTCCGCAGCTGCAGAATCAAAGATGGTCCAGTTTATGAACCGTCACTATGCACAAAAAGCGGAATTTTATGAATTGAAAATGTTTGAATATTTGGTTAAAAATCGTGCTTTATACCCTGAATTTACATCACAGCTGAATCACAATTCAACCTGTTTGAATTATTGCTGTTCCGGGCAAAACAAATTCAACTCACAGATCCTTTTTTCTTAATGAACATTTCGGAACATATCACATACAACGAAGCAACAGTTTCACCAACAGCCATCCGTTTTGGTATTGAAAACACACCAACGGAACACCAGCTGTTTGCAATGAGAATTGTTGCATCTGTTTGTTTTGAACCGCTTCGGCAATGGTATGGTAAGCCAATCCGTATTGGATCATTTTTCAGATGCACATTGCTCAATCAAAAGGTTGGCGGCAGTTCATTAAGTCAGCATTGCAAGGGTGAAGCAATTGATTTGACAGCCGGAAGCAAAGAAGAAAACAAAAAGTTGTTTGATTGGTGCAAGGCGAATCTGGTCTTTGATCAGCTTATCTGGGAATACGGAAATGCCACTGGACCAGACTGGGTTCACATATCTTTTCGCCAAGGGCAAAACAGAAATATGGTTATGAAGATTAAGTAAAAAAGCTCACAACAACTGCCGTGAAGTTGCCCCTGAAGGGGAATCTGTTGATTCAGATACTCGCTTAGATACATAGTAGAAAGTACAAATATAAAATAAAAATATGAAATTAGAACAACAACTTGAAAAATTAGCAAACCTTGAAGATGTCAGCATCAACACGGAAGCAACGCATAACGGTGAACGTATTAAGGATTTATATTGCGATCACTTACCTTATGCAATTAAAGGCCACGAAATGGCTTTGCTTGTGGTTAAAAATCCATTTGCGAAGATTATCATTCAGCTTGCGATCGTGTTATTGACTGCAATCGGCAAGCGTTTTTGTGAAGAAGAAGAAAAAGAAACACCTATTTTTTAATTTGTAATCTCTCTAAATAAGACCTACACCGCAATAGTGGTGTGGGTTTTCTCGCTTTTGGCTTATTTGTAATCATTATAAATAACAAATAAATGTTGCAAGTGTCAAACAATGAACTACATTTGTCAAACAAAATTAAACAAACAAAATAATTAAACAATGGCAACAGAACTAAAAGGAATAAGAATTGAGATTCAAACAATCAAATTCTTGAAAAAACAAGCAAACCTTGAAGGAAGGACCTTCAGCGGAATAGTAAACAAAATACTTAAAGACTACCAAAATGCAAATAATAAAAATTAAATCAACCGTTCAACCGGACCACAAATTTATCAGTTATTCCGCTTGGATGAAATACATTAGAAACAGAAACAACAAAGCATTAACCCCTAAAATTAAATAATATGAACTATGACGATTGGAAATTAGCAACACCGCCAGACTTTGACAATGAAACAGATTACGAATATTGTGATCATTGTGACAATCAGTTTGAACCGGATGAACTTAACAACGTATTGATTGACTTGGTCCCGTTCACACTATGTAATAAATGTAAAAATAAAGCTGAACAAAATTAATTTAAACCCTAAAAACCCTAAAATTATGAAAACTGCAAAAGAACGCTTTGAAGCTATTATCAAAATGATTGACAGTAATATGATACCTGAAGGATGCGAAGTGCGTCTATGGATCAATAATTGCACAAATAATGAACTTTTACATCTTGGTGCTGAACTTGGAATTGCTTGCGAGAGAAGAAGCAACAATGACTCACGTTTGTTTCTATGTGTTGAAAAAGATAACTACGAAATAACACTGTGGGCATAATCTAAAAACTATAAAACAATGGACAATTTTTTTACAAAATCGGAAATGATGCCAGCAACAACGGTGATTGATATGGACAGAGTAGTTCAGTATAGGGATGCACTTTGCTCCTTGCTGGTCCAAGAGCCGCCAAGACACCCCGGTGGCCAAAAAAAACAATCACAAAGTACAGCCATCGCCTTAGAAATAATGCAATGCAACCAGTGGCTGAAGCATAACTTCAAACTATTCTTTGAAGAAGGAAATCTAAATATAAAGTAAACCCAAAAAACCCAAACAAACTATGAAACACATCAGCAAAGCACTATTAGAAGCCCAAAAAGAAATGGGCAACGCATTAAAGGAAAGCAAGAACCCTTTTTTCAAATCATCTTACGCAGACTTAAATTCAATTCGTGAGGCTTGTATGCCTTCACTTAACAAGCACGGGATTGTGGTTCTTCAGCCAACAGCGTTTATTGATGGCAAAAACTTCATTAAAACGATCCTTTTGCACGAAAGCGGGGAAAGTATGGAATCACTGACAGAGATCGTTTACAGCAAACAAAACGATGCTCAATCGCAAGGAAGCGGCATAACATACGCACGAAGATACGGATTGCAATCTTTTGTAAATGTAGGTGCTGAAGATGATGACGGAAACAAAGCAAGCCAATCAAAAAAAGAAGAGCCACCAAAACAGAAAGCACATTTATTGGCAACTAAGATTGATGATGTAAATAAGGCCTTACAAGAGGGAAAAACAACGATGGATTTTTTACTGGCCAATTATACCATTTCAAATGAAGTTATGAACTTATTAATCATCCCTAAAAAATAAAAATATGAAAATAGCATTATATCAGATTGAGCAAGAATATATTTCTTTGGCCAATCAAATAATTGAAAACGAAGGCGAATTGTCTGAAGAATTAGAAGACGCTTTGATGATTAACCAAGAGCAGCTGGAACAGAAAGGGAAGGGTTATGGTTATATAATTAAAGACATTGAAGCCGAGATTGATGCAATTGATGTTGAAATCAAAAGGCTTTCAGCAATGAAGAAGTCCAGAACAAATGCAGTCGATAAGCTAAAAACATCACTTTCACAAGCCATGCAACTGTTTGATATTTCCGAATTGAAAACGGCCACTTTGAAAATAAGCTTCAGGAAGTCCGAAAGTGTAGAGGTCGAAGATATGCGACTATTAGACCAGTGTTTTATTATAAAGAAAACAACAGAATCAATTGACAAGGTGGCCATTAAAGAATCAATCAAAGGTGGTGTTCAAGTTTATGGAGCAGTATTAAAAACCAATCTTAATCTACAAATCAAATGAAGATAATTCTATCAGCAACAATTGAAGGGATTTCCACCAGAGTGGACAACACTATTGCAATAAAATTAGGGACACAAGAACTTGATCCTGAAATGTGCGGACAACTTTTCCAGCTTAGAAATAAGCTGGTAAAGGTGTTGCTTTCAGATTCAAACATTACAAAGTTGGAAGAAGATTTGGTTGATGCCGAAAACATTGCACAAGTGAAAAAGGGCAAATCACCCAGCCAAAGATTCAGGGCCGTTTTGTTTCTGGTCAACAAAACACTTGGAGGATCAGATGAAAGTTTTGAGCAGTTCTACGCAACGGAATTGGAAAGGTTAATTGAACACTACAAAAAGAAGCTGGACTAATGGCAAAATGTAAAAACCCCAATTGCAAGGATAAATTCAAACCTAAATACTTTTTGCAAAAGCACTGCATGGAAAAGGATGAATGTATTGCCTTAGAAATAGAAATGAAAAAGGCAACTATTTGGAAGGAGAAACGTGCCGAATGGAAAGAGGACCTAAAAACAAAAGGTGACTGGATCAAACTTTTGCAAGTTACCTTCAACACTTTTATTCGGGTAAGGGATAAAGAATTGCCTTGTATCAGCTGTTTAAAAACAAAGGTTGAAGAATTTCATGCTGGACACTACATTGCGACAACGTATCAATATCACCGATTCAACGAAGATAATGTTCACAAGCAATGCAGCCAGTGTAACACCCATCTGCGTGGAAACTTAATTCCTTACCGAATTGAGCTAATTAAAAGGATTGGGTTGAATCGTGTTGAGTATTTAGAAAACACCAGACACATGATGCTGGAGCTTACGATTCCAGAAATACAAGAACTAATTAAAGAATATAAATTTAAAACTAAAGAACTAAAAAAATGAACCACTACAATACAACACACGAATCTGGGCAGCTTCTATTGCAATATGAGTACGTTGCACTATCCCTTGAAAAGATTGTTCTTGAACTATTTAAGATGCAGAACAGACCATTAACTTGGAGTGATGTGCATTTGATTATTCCAAACGTGAATGAAGTCAGCTTAAAAAGAAGCATCACTAACTTGAAAACTTCAGGACACTTGGAAAAGACAAAAGAAAAAGGGATCAGCATTTATGGGCGGCCAGCGTATAAATATAAATTAATTTGATATAATTAAAATTATGTGTATATTGCATAACATTTAGTTCTTAAAATTTATAAAGTTATTGGTCAGAATAACAATCGAAATAGTGTATTTTATACACGATACGATTAAGCCCCATTTTGTACTGACCTACACTTGGGGCTTTTTCGTTTAAACATTAAAACAATGGCTGAAAATAAAAAATCATTTTTGCTTTATTGCGACATAATTCACACTATAAATAAAATGCCAGATGACAAGGCCGGGGAATTATTCAAACATATTTTAAGGTATGTAAATGATGAAGATCCTTCCACGGATGACTTAATTATCAATTTAACCTTTGAACCCATTAAGCAACAGCTTAAAAGGGATTTGTCTAAGTACGAGGGCATTAGAGCAAAAAATAAATTGAACGCTGATAAGCGTTGGAATGCGACCGCATCCGACCGCATGCCAACCGATGCCAAACATGCCGATACAGATACAGTAACAGATAATGATAAAGTAATAAAAGATATTAAAGTATCTGTGGCAAAAAAGCCACTTGTTGAATATCAGCCTTGTTTGGATTTTTGGCTCAAGGACTTTCATCCAGACTGGACATTTGGAGGGCAGCAAGGAAAAGCTTTAAAATCAATCATTAAAAAAATTGAAAAGCTTAGGAAAAATGAAACGGATTCAATTGTTGAACTGTTTAAGTTTATATGCTTAAAGCTTCCTGAATGGTACAAAGACAAAGATTTGCCAATAATAGATTCAAAATTTAACGAAATAATTGAACAAATTAAAATTCAAAAAAATGGAAATACAGCGAGTAAATCAAGTGACACAATTGGAGCTATCAATAGAATCCTTGAAAAAAAAGGATTGCTATCTTAAACTGACAGCAGCGGAAAAAGAAATTGCTTTGTGCTGTATTGAATTGAAAATAAAAGAGTTAACAGAAAACACATTCAAAACAAAAATGCTTCACTTGATTGGCCAGACGCATTTGAATTGCGGATTTAAAACCGATGAAAACCAAGTTGAACAAACGATTGATGAGCTTTGTGCCGACCTTTTGAAATACAATTCAACGCTTTCATTCGAAGAAATTGAACTCGCTTTCAAAAATGGCTGGAAAAAGGAATACGGTGATTTCTTTGGTTTAAACAACGCAACATACTTTCAATGGGTAAATGCTTACACTTGGGGAGAAAAGCGTTTAAAAGTCAAGAAAACGCTATTAGAGGCCAAAGAAAATGAAAAGATAGAGCCAGCGAAAAAGACCGAAGCCGAAATTGATGCAATAATGCGTGACGCTTGTTTAAGAAGTTTTGATGATTTTAAGAAGAAAATTCTGGTGGTTGATGCTGGAAATGTAAAATATAATTATCTGGTCAAATGTGGACTTATAAATTTCACAAAAGAACGCAAGCAAGAAATAAGAACAATTGTTGAATCCAGAATGCGAACACAAGCAATTGAAAACAGACAAAAAAGCGAATCAATTGAAAAATCAATTGCAAAAATACTGCCGGAATCAATCATTTCGGAATCACGAAGGGAAGCTTTGGTTGTATTTTATAAAGATTTGATTGAAACAGAAACAGAATTGATTGATTTACTTAATTAAAAACGATATGAAACAAACAAGAAAGTCAATCCAAACAGAAAAATACGTTGACCTTTACATTGAAATGAATGACGGAAGGCCGCCAACATACAAGGAAATTGAAGAAAGATTCAACGTCAAACGGACTTCAGCATATAACAGATGCAAGGATTTCCGACATAAAATGTCACAACATTCACAGACCGAAACAGTCATTGATCAATATATTCGTAAATATAAACAAGTCGCATAAACTAAACAAACAAGAAAATGAAAAGCAAAGAAGAAATAGAACAGTTAGCTGATAACTTTTACCCACTTGTAACAACAGATTTAATATGTTCTCCTAAATTAGTTAGAGATGGTTATTTTAAAGGCTACACTCAATGCCAAGAAGATATGGCTAAGAAATATACAGAGGAGGATGTTATACATCTTATGTTTAATGCTTCAAATTGGGATACATTTAAAGAAGGGGAAGTTGGATATGATATGTCTTTAAGTGAGTACATACAACATTGCTTACAAAAATTAAACAAACAAGACTAATATGAAAAGCTTGCCACTAACGGACGAGGCTAAGAGCAGTTGCCTAAAATACTGCTCAAAATTTGCACTACGCTTGATGGCAATTGCTTTTAGCCTTTGTTAGTGGCTGGTGCGGTAAATTAAACGAGATTATGTCAGAACACGCAAAATCGGCTATGTTAGATAACATTAAGCAAAACCTAATTGAAATGATGGCAGACTATTTAGATAGTGAAAGCCTGATACTTGACCAAGCAATTGCATTGGTAAAAGACCCGATACCGAGAGAAGAAAGTGAGTTGCATATACGAATGGCAGAAGCCGCCTTTCTTGAATATCAGAAAACTGTTGTTGATGCAAACGGAAGTAGCACTTGATACTAACGTTTTGCAGCTAATAGAAGGCTGTAATTACACTAAAATATATGAGCGGTTAACTCAGCTTTTTATTAGGTGCTGTTATAACTAGTAGGGATGTTTGCTGAATGTTTTTTTAAGACACAAAATAAATAAATATAGCTTTGGACGAGCTTTGTAAAATCCGATAAAATATGAATACAGAACAAACAAGAAGTTTAACTTTTGGATTAGCTATTGAGGCTTTAAAAAGTGGAAAAATGATTGCTAGAGAAGGATGGAATGGAAAAGGATTATTTGTTTTTATGCAAGTTCCTTCAACTATCAATAAGGAAATTGTACCTAAAATGCAGAGTTTACCACAAAGCGTAAAGGATGAATTTCAAAGAAGATTTGATGATGCAAGTGAGCAAATAGATGCTATTTATTATAGTAATCAAATGGCTTTAGTTGGAAAATCAAATACTATTAGTGGATGGTCGCCATCATCATCAGACACATTAGCAGATGATTGGTTTATTTTAGGATAAAAAACATAGAGCAGTAGGTAAACAGAATATTACTGACAATGCCTACTGCCCTATTAGTTATAACTAATGGCTAACCGCCATAACGTGGCGCATATACAACTAAACAAACAAGACTAATGAAAATAAAAATCATTATCTTTTCATACCAACGGCAACAGATGCTTGAATCCCTAATCAATGAAGTCAAAGAATATGACTACGTTGTCATTGATGACGGATCAAGCTTCAAGTTGTCCAA